ATTAAGACTGATTCGAACGCAAGAATATGGTTGCGTTGGAACAAAAAATATGATACAATATCCGCCAGTTCGAACGACTTTTCACAGTTTGCAGGTCGTACTGTTATCATTGGAATGACTGCTGAAGGACTTGGAGGTATTATTGCAACACCCACCGGAGAACAGTATGATTACATGTTATCCGCATCAACATTAGACACGGTATTGAGTGGAGAATCAGTTCAAAGACACGGTTTAAGTGCGTTTTTAGAGTTGCTGAGTGCGTTTCTAATAGGTGCGAGTGTGATTGTATTAGTTCGATTTAGTCCGTACTGGTTGATTGGATTATCAATATTATCATTGTACGGTGCATCTGTCTATACTTCATATTATTATTTTAGTAATAAACTATTACTTGTCGATGTCACTTGGATAATTATCACTTTAACGATTATCACCATGCACAGTGTGTTCAATCGTTTCATTCAGGAGTTCTTTGAGAAACAGAAAATCAAAAAACAGTTTGCAGGATATGCTTCTCCAACTGTTGTTAAAATGTTACAAGAAAATCCAAGTCTAATCAAAGACGGTACCAAAAGAGAAATCTCCATTTGTTTCTCCGACTTACGTGGTTTCACTCCATTAGGTGAATCATTTGGTGATGATGTCAAAGGTTTAACAAAATTAATGAATGGGTATATGGATGCCATTACACAACCTGTTTTAGATGCAGACGGTATGATTATTAAATATATTGGTGATGCAAGTATGCACGTTCACAATGCACCGAATGATGATCCTGAACATCCTAAGAGTGCAGTACAAACAGGACTGAATATGTTAAAGTCCGTAGAAAAGTTTAACGAGAAAATTACATCAGAGGGTCGACCTCCTATCGGCATGGGTGCAGGTATTAATACAGGTTTAGGTTATCTTGGTGAAATGGGTTCGACCAAAAGACATTCGTATGATGTGTTAGGTGATGCAGTGTCCACAGCTGCACGTATTGAATCAAAGTGTAAAGAATATGGTTGTCTATTGTTAGTCGGTGAAAATACTTACGATGCAACCAAGAATGATTTCTTCTATTTAAAAGTTGATGAATTGGCAGTGAAAGGTAAGAGTGTGGGTATTCGTATCTATACTGTATTAGACGATGTCAAAGACAATTGGAAGAAGTTACAAAAAGAACACGATAAGATGCATGACCATTATCGTAATCAAAAGTTTGATGACGCAATTAAACTATGCAATAAATTAATGACAGAATTTGATAAAAGAATGATAAATTATTATGAGATGTGGATCGAAAGATGTGAGTATATGAAGACACAGAAATTACCAAAAGATTGGAATGGTGTGTTCATCGCAACGACAAAATAGCATAAATACTTTTAGGTCTACATTACGGAAAGGATTATATGTTAATAATACCTTATCGCCTACCTTTCAGTCCCGTTCGAGGGCTGTTTTCACATTTATTCACAACATTACAGGAGTTCACTATGCCGACAAGAAAAGCACATCTATTGACCATGAAGTTAAACAAAGATAAAAGAATGACTAAACAACAGAAACTCAATAAGAGATTGAAAAATGCATTTCAACTGGTGTCGAGAAAACCTGTATTACAGTCTGTTAATTTTTAGAAAGGATTAAGGATAGCTATACGCTACAATTTTTGAATCGAGGTTGTCGTTATCAACTGACTTAGAGATAACGACACCTTGGTTATTATTCTGTGTAACAATACTTGATGTTACATTAGAACCACCAGGTAAACTTGCAAAACTTCTCATATCAGCATTTTCCATAGATAGATTACTTATTGTTTGTGCTCTTGTTAAGTTTGCAACTGATTCAATAAGTCCAGATACACTATTAAGTTTATCTTCACCAATATTTCTAAATGAGTTCATACCATTTGCCACATTATTCAGTCCTTGTTTAAATGATATAGCAAAACTTTTGAATGAATCTCCAACACCCTCGAATGATTTGCCTTCAATTAATTTGAAGAAACGATCAAACACTGGTTCAAACTTTTCAATTGCCTCGGTGGTTTCATTTAAAGGGTCAGCAATATCACCAAACTTTTTCATCTTTTCAATTGGATCATCACCTATTGTAAGAAAGTCAGCAAGACCACCTACAAACCCTTTGAAACTTGCAAGAGCAGTTTCACCTGCAAAGTCATTTAATGCAGGACCAAACTTTGCCATCGCATCTGCTGTTTCACCCAATTTAGTCGGATCTAAATTTTCATATCTTTTTACACTATCTGCAAGAGCACCCAACACAGTAGGATCAGCAAAGTTAGCAATAATGCCTGCAACAGTAGTATCTTTTAATGGTTCTTCCATTGCAGCCAAACCAAGTGCAACTTCTTCTAATTTTGATCCATCTAAGTTTTCATATTCTTTTATTGAAGTTGCCAAACCTTTTAAATTTTCAATACCATTTTCACCCACAAAATTTGCAAGAAGACCAGCAAGACTATTTTTAGCAAGAGGACCTGCAAGAGCAGCCATACCATCTGCCGCTTGTGTTATTTTTTCACCATCTAAATCTTCATATTCTTGTATAGCAGATTTTAGATTCTTTAATGGATTTGCAATACTATCAATCGCTTCACCAATTAAATAAATTGCACCAGATACAGCTGCACCACCAACAGCAGCACCAATTCCAATACCTGCGATTATAGCACCTATACCACCACCAAGAGCAGCACCACCTGCTAATATTCCTGGTGTAGCCACACCTGCAGCTGTTAGTGCAGCTGTTAATGTTGTAACTGCACCTGCAATACCAGTTGCAGCCGCACCAACTCCTAATAAACCAAGTCCACCACCTTTACCTTGTCTATCTACTTTTTGATTTCTTAACTCTTTTTTATTTTCTTGTCTTTTTTTAATTCTATTTTCTTTGAGTTTAGAAGGATCATCTTTCTTTGGTTGAGATTCTTTAAGTGCATCTTTGAATCCTATCGTTAACATATCTGTCATCAATTGAATAGAATCATCACTGATACTTACAATGCCATCTCCACTAACAGTTTCTACATCACCAGATTGAATAGATTCAGTTTCTCTTTCAATTGCTTCCGCTTGTTCATTTTTTGCTTTACTTAATTTTACATTATCTCTATCTTCTTTTAATTTGTTTCTTGTTGCTTGAGCAATTGCTTCTTTGGCTGCATCTTTTCTTGCTTTTCTTTGTCTAAGTAAATCAAGACCAACACCTTTTAGAAAACTACCAACGATAGGTATATTATCTAATTTGCCTATAATTTCTTCAGGTCCAAAGTTCTCAACAATTTGTGCTTTGACAGCTGCAGTAAGTCCTTTTGTTGCAGTGCTAAAACCTGTTACTTGTTTGATATAACCTTTAGATGCGGCAATTTGAGCTCTTAATGCTTTTTGTTCTTCTTTATTTAAGTCTGTTCTATCTTGTAATTGCTTCTCTAAAACAACAGTAAGACCTTGTGTTGCACCAATATTTTCATTTAAAGTTTTAAAATCAAGATTTAATAAGCCCTCTTTTTGTAAAAGAGTTTCTGTTGTTTTATCAATTGCTTGATTTAAATTATCAGATGTCGTTTTTATACTGTCTGATAAATTACTATAAACTTGTTCAAATTTCTTTGTATTTTTAGACAAACCTTTAAGTGGTCCTTTTACTTGATCGACTACACTATCAAGTTCATTTCGTAATTTATCTACTAACTTACGAGTGTCTTTATACATGAAATCTTCTACTGTTGGCATTTTTTATTACTTCTTTTTACCTTTCAATGCATCAGCACCAAAGAACGCAGCTACTAATGCTGAAATTGCCACAAAGTATGTGGGTGCAATGTCACCAATGATTTCTGCTGCCTTATCAAATCCTAGTAATGATGTAATTAAAATTGTGAATGGATATAATAACATACCTGCTAATGCAAACCATGTCATCTTTCTCATTGCATCTCTTTGAGCGTCTTGGTCTTCTAATTCTTTTTTCTTAAATTCCAAGTACATCTCATGTTCTTTATCTGAAACAACGCCATCACCATTAGTATCTGCTGGATGTGGTGTTGTCCAAGTTTTCTTTTCTTCACTCATGTTAACCCCTTTTTTGTTTTTGTCTTTCGTTTTCTTCCTCTAAGTATTGTAAGAGTAGTGATACATATATCTCCCTCTCCCACGGCATCATATTTTCTATTTCACTCAAACTATACTTGTGATGTTGCATCAAGTTAAAGTTTGTTTTAAAATAGTTTTCAAGTGTATTATGAGAGAGAGCTATTAAAAAAAACTACGCAGTCCCTCCAATACAACCTTACTTTTCACTTTCGTATCTGGATTTTCCACTTCTATCTCATGTCTTAATCGAGGCATTGTATCAAAGAATGTTTTAATTTTCTTTAATGCTTCTGTGGTAAATCCACCAAGAAATTCATCTAATTCTTTTTCAGTAAAATCACTTAGTTCATAAACTTGATCACCATCATAAACTTGTGTAATAGATTTCTTTACAATCTCAAGCACAAGTTCAGAGTTTAGTGTTTTTCCTGCTAAACTTTGAATTGTTTCATAATTTGGATAACCCAATATAATACCAATATCATCTGTTAACTTGATATTATTATCGTGTTCATCATCAACGTGACATTCGATTTCTTCTAAATTTAGTGTCACAGGCACATATGTCTTTTCATCATCTGGACATAGAACATTGATTGTTGATGTTTCACCAACTGACTTTGCTCTAATTCTTAGAAAAACATATTCTAAATCAAATTGTGGTAAAGAATTAACGTCTAATTTATCAAATGTACATGATTGTACAACTTCTCTTATTGCATTTAACATTTGTTCTTCATCACCACTTTCCATTGCAGTCAATAAGACTTGTTCGTCTTTCACTACAAATGGTCTATATTTTACCTTCTTATCCACAGACGGTAATGTCAATGTGTAAGTTGGTGTTTTTAGTTTCGGTAACGGCATATTATAATCACTCCTTTATTAAAAAGGTGGAAATACTTTTCCACCAAATATCTTACCTACAGGTATTTGATTGAATACCTGATTTGTTGTATCTCTAACTGTTCTCAGTATATCAGCAGATAGACCTGTTACACTATCACCACCAGATACAACACCTGTTGTTTTTTCAGCAAATGATAATCCATATTGATCACCACTATCAGTAACAAGATTTCTCCAAAACTTAAATGAGAAAGTGATACTAATTTTATGTACTTGACTTGAAGCCTCATACGATAATTCTTGTGCATCAATTGTTTTAGGAAATGCTTCTGAACATTCAACAGCATAGGTCACACGATCTCTATCATCATGTGAACTAAAACTACCTAATTGGTAGATTTTAAGTGGTGCAGTGTATTCATCTGAATAATTAATATTGTATGAAACTGGATTGTATGCTGTCTTTTGCCAATATTCAAATAATTGCTTCTCTCTCATAAACTTATCACAATAAAACGTTGCAGTCAATTCACCATAAGTCACACCATCTACAATTTCTTGTGATAAACCATGAGTGTTACGAATCGTTGTTGACAAGTTACGACCAGGAAATGAAATATTACTACACATTAAACGTATGTACTTGTTATCATTTGACAATGTTGCTAAATCAGCTGATTGTGGTGATAATCTTCTTCCGTTTAATGTGTTTTCTAATGCAAGTGTTGAAACACCTTGTGGTAATTGTAAGTCAATAGCAAAACGACTAGGTCTTGCCATACCTTCACCACGTGCAATTGCTGATCGAAAACGACCTATTGTAGTTTCTGATTGTGCTTTCTTTCCTAGTCTAGGATCTTTTGCAACATCATAAACACCTTTTAAATCTTCACGTGACACACCTGCACGTATGTCAAATGGTCCTATTCTTTTACCACCTCGTATGATTGCCATTATCCTAGTTTCTTTCTATTTTTCATGTGTGCTTGTTCTACTAATTTTTTA